TAAACCTATAAGAGATATTACTGAAAAGGTGAAACGATATATGGGTCCTCGTTGCGATTTCCATACCCAAAAAGTTCCGATCGATCAATTTTTATATTATGAACGATCATACTTGAAGGAGTATTTACCTAAAATTATTATAAAAAATTCATTTGGTATGTCAAAAATTGTATCGACACTCGATAACTTTACAACAGATCTTCGGATACCTTAGTTGCCAAGTAAAATTTAAGTTCACCCAAGTTTGCGACGTTATACTTTAAAATCAAAAACCTATTTCCAGTTTCTTGTATAATTTGCACAGACGCACACATACTCGTCGCCTTTGTAAAGATATTCAAATATTTTAGACTATACAAACCCGTAATACACGGACTTTCTTCGGGACATTCTATACACGTCTCTTGATTCGCAAAGTCACCATCACATCTGAGCTTAAGCTGTTTACCGTCACGAGTAATACCAATCTCTGGACCAAGATTATACATGTCACGACACAATCGCTGAAAGTCTGATGAAGGTAGAATGGTCACGGTGGACATTTCAACTTCAGGAACTTCTATCCGACTTTCATTAATGTCTAACAATTTAAGCTGAAACTTAGAACTCGTCTTTTTTGATTCACTCGTGATTGTGATATCCATGTACTCTTTCGATGTAATTTCAATTTGAAGAACATCATTGTTTGTAATTGTTTTGAGTAACTTGAAAGTATTTGAAATATTAATGCCAGCTATAATCTCTTCCTGATCACAGTGATATTCCTCAAAGTTGTCAGACGCTAAGAACATGTCTATGAGAGACGTTCGAGCGGTATCGAGTGTAACAATATACATACCCTGTGGTCTAAAGTAAATATTCACATCGTTGAGTATATCCTTTAACACTTCGAAAGTTGACTTAAAGGCTGAAGCCTGTATCGAAACTAATTTCATGTCTACACATGTAAAGTATCACATCTTTAAATCAGTATATGCCATACCCTTAGACACATCTCTACTTATTTTTTCCTCGAGTTCTTTAGTCATCGCAGGTTGGAGAGATTGTCCATAGTTGTCTAAATAAAACATATCCGCATCCTTCTCGTTACCATCTAGACTGGTCATAGAATAAGCACCCCCAAAACCTCCATGCTCAATTTCCTTCTTTGGTAGGAGTGAGTCTAACCAGTTCTTTATTTCGTTCCCCACGAGAATCTTTCCATTTTTAGTCAGCATCGTAGGAACACGTGTGATCTTATTTTGATAGTTCCTAGGTATCCCCTGTGTATTCACATTATGGAATTGTACGAGCTGTTTCAATTGCGCCTGACTTTTGATATACTCGATAATATCCATTGAGTGTTTACACCTTGGACTGTAGATAAGTAGCGACATCTAATATTTATACGGTATTTAGTAAAAAAATATTAACGCACTATAGTAAAGATGAAGGTATATATACTTTTGGCTCTTCTCGTCTTGGTGATTTTATTGACCAGGCGTGAATCATTCACTGAGATTTTCGGACTTTCAGGATACAGCAAACCTGTAGACTACATACGGCTCAACGACCCCAGACCAAACCTATCCGGTTACAAGGAGGTTGAGGCTTCTGTGAATCATGATATGATGGAAACATTCACCATTCAAGCAAACGCTGAGATTTCCAAGCGCATCGGTGCACACACATACATCATAGAAACTGCTAAAATTAAGAAACATACTGGAAGGGAAAATGATATTTACGAATGTGTGTTCATGGTCATGAAAAAGGGTGGCTTTTCGTATGGTTTCTCGGTCGTAGCCTCATTCGAGGTGAAGGGTGATACAATGAAACTCGTATCTCTCCGTACCCAGCCGATTGACATTGAACAACCCGGCAACGTAAAGGCTTTCACAGATGGGGCACCAGGTAAGGAATTTCTTAAATTTGAGCTGGTCAAGGAGGCCGCCACTCCTACCATGGGTGAGTTTGAAGAGGCTAAAAATAAGTTGATGTAATTATAATGATCAACATCAATGATATTCTGAAAATTGATGAAAAGAAAAAACTGATTAAAAAGGAAATCTATACCAAAATTTACGAACAGTTTTCTTGCAAGATAAAACAGTCAGTAGAATTTGGTCATAAACAGGTATTTTTAACCGTTCCTCTATTTTTAATAGGATACCCAGTGTTCGATAGATCGTCTGCGTGTCGTTATGTGGCTAGACAGTTTACGCGGGGTGGTTTTACTGTAGAGTTTATGAGTGATTTTGATTTATACGTCGCATGGCCTAAACCAAGGAGGGTAAAGGAAATGAACGACGATGATGACGATGATGATTCGGGATTTCCAAACCTCATGAATCTTAAGAAGATAGCGAACAAGTACAGGGGAGCTGCGTAGGAAATAAGCTTTTTAAAAACCCTATTAATCATAAATGGACAATCTGAACGTACTCGTCGAGGCTAAAAAGGAATACCTCGGTCAGTTATGTCTCATCATGTGCCCACCTATGATTGAAGTTTTTGATGAAATGTACAGGGAATCGGTTAAGATTTCAAAGGGTCGAAAGATTCTTATCATGTTCCAGAAGTTATTGAAGGAAGTTCCCAATTGGTCTAACGCGATGTCTAAACAGCACACCGATAATATCGCTGATAGGTGTGCATGGTTCAATGACCTTTTAGCCGCAGTCTTTGTGGCGTGCACCAAGATTCTCTCAGCTGTTCGTCTCAAGGCGGATAACAAGAAGATCTCACTTAAATTACCAACGAATGAAGTCTTCATTCAAACATGTTACAATAACATTGCCAAGGATTTGTACAAGGACCCTTATATTTTCCACAGTGAACAAAGTGAATACACTCGTGACGAAAGTTTGACGATGCGTTTTTGTTCCGCTATCGAGACCACTGTCAAAGAGTTGATCCCCGTTCAACAAATTTTACAAACTTATATGTCCCAGGAGTCGAGGGATATCGATCTCGACGGTGAAATTGAAGATACCATAGATCCCGATGTGGTTGATGAGTTGGATACCCCCATGGAAGAAGAGCCCATCGAAGAGGAACCCGTCAACCCCCAGGAGACTGCACCAATTGAGGGGGGAGAACTTGAGGAAATGCACGGTCTCGCGAATGAGTTCAAGACTGTTCCGGGCGTTCATACGCAACCCGAGCCCGAAGATGAGCCCGAGCCCGAGCCACAACCACAACCACAACCCCAGGGTGAAGATGAAGGTGTTTTATTTGGTGACGCACCAGAGCAGCGTACAAAAAAACTTGCCTATAATTAAATGGAGTCATTGTCAGAACATTTCCGTGACCCACTCAGTGCAGCTCTTATCGCGGGTTTAATTACTGCTGGGTACATTCACCTTAAAGCACATCTCAATAATGAAGGTAAATTAGAATTAAATAAATACACTAAACCAGCCGTATTAAATGCGATACTCGTATTTTTCATAATCTCTAATGGTGTAGGTAAAAAGGAGTCTATATCTACAGACCCTTTCTGAAACTTAAAGATTACAGGTTTATAATAAGAAAATGGCATCCGTTACTGCGTTCAACGATATGATGGGTCAATTTCTTGTGGAATTGCACAAGACTCTTCCAGAGGAAAAAGGCATTAAGAAGATGTTGACGTCGTTCGATCTTTTGAAGACTACCAACCCCCGTCTCGTCGTGGATGGGTTTATGACTGGTGTAACCCCTTACGCCGGGCATATCTCCGATAAGAATGAGCAGTTTATCCTAAAGGAGATTGAAAATATCGATTTTCTCAAGGAGCTTGATGTAAAGTCGTATTGGTCCAAGTTGTCTCCAAACACAAAGGAAGCCACGTGGCAGTATCTCCAAACACTGTACATGCTCGGTACCACTATCATTTCTATCCCCGCCGAGACACTATCTATGATTGAGGGACTGGCTAAGGATTGTGCAGATAAACTCGAAAGTGGAGATGGTGATGTTGATCAGGATGCCTTGATGAAAATGATTGGTGGTATGATGGGTGGCATGGGTGACTCTGGTCAGGGTCTTCTGAAAAAATAAACCTTAATGTATATTAAATGAAGGCCTGGTTCGACGATCCTAAGCAACTCATCCGGCGTGACCAAATTTCCCAGTTTTGGCCAACGAGTGAACAAACACCAGAAGATCGAATTAACGCAGCTTCAAGATTTATAATTTATATTGCTACCGTCGTATTTCTAATTCGTCGCGATCCCAGGATCTATGTCCTAGCATTGACTGTTCTCGCTGTTATTTTTGTTTTATATAAAACCAACATGGTGAAGGAAACATTTAATCATTCATTGAAAAGGAGTTCCAATTGTCAGGAACCAACTCTTAATAATCCCATGGCTAACGTGCTTATGACCGATTACAGTGACGCGCCCAATCGTTTAGAGGCGTGTTATTACTCCCAACCTAACGAATTTGTTACACAAGGTGTTCCATTTGATTCAGGGCGTTCTCGGTCATCGTTACCCAAATTTCAAAAAAATGCTATAGAAAGGCAATTTGTCACGAACCCTGTGAGTCAAATACCAGGCGATCAAACGCAATTTGCTGAGTGGTTATATGGACCAAAGAATGGACCCATGTGCAAAAGTGATTCCAAGTACTGTAATCCTGACGCGCGTGGTGTTCAATTAGAGGCTTTCGCTGGTCTTGGTGGTGATGGGGATATCAGAGGTCCCCGAGGTGGTGGTCGTGTGCGAGGTGGTGGCGGAACCTATAGTTAGATTAATATTCTCGTGTAATAATAAATGGCATATCAACTCCAACCTGGTCTCTCAATTGTTGAAAACGCTGGTGCCCTTCCAAGTGTAAAAGCGACTGATGAGGTATTCGTTTACCCTCAGCCCAGTCAATTAAATTATGGTTCTCGCCCCAATACCATGCTTTATGGAACTGCTCCATACAAGGCTGGTAAGGGTTCTCCAGCAGAATATATCGAAACATCCGATCAACTTCGTCCCCAAGCTACTACCCGTTTCAATAAAGTCATCGTACCCACCTATGAACGCAATTTATTCCCCCTTACCAACATGGATTGTAAGGTCCCTCTTCGTACCAGGTCATACGAACCTTCGAGTACTCGTGCCGAGCTCCAGAATGGTTTGTTTGACCAGAGGTATATTAATAAAAATGTTAACAAGAAGTAAGAATGGCTGATCCAATTTCACTCATCGCCGTAGCCTCACTCGTCTACGCTGGACGCTCTCTCAGTAAGAAACCTGAAAAATATACCCCTTTATCTGAAAGTCCCAAAGAATCTCCATCAGCTCAATTTATTGATTTCAAGGAAAATGATTTCGTCTCTCGAGTGGATGCCCCACAGAAGAGGGAGGTTGAAAGTTTCGGAGATATCTCCAGGCAACAACGCAGTGGTGGTCAAGAAGTTTTGGATTTACGTAATCGTATGAGTGATCGAGGTCGGATGAATAATCTTTCCCCGGTTGAGAAACAAATGGTTGGTCCAGGTCTTGGTGTTGGTGCACACACCCCAGCTGTCGGTGGCTTTCAACAATCATTCCGAGTTAACCCAGTTAATGTGGGTGAATACAGGCTTACTACATTACCAGGGCGTAGTGGCCCAGCTCAAGATGTTACGGGTGGTCGTTCGGCTAAGGTCGGTGAATTGACACACAATAAACCCGCTACAACCGCCCATCTTCCCAGTCGTTTACCCGCTATGCCCGGACGCGCTCAAGGTATGTCAGGTGTCGTTCCCCGTAATGAACACGAAAGAACTAAGAGGACCACCAACCGTTCGGAAACTGGTGTTCGCACCGATGGGTTAGGTTTCAATGGTGCCAGGCGCTTCATACCCGCTCAGACTATTGTACAAAATCCTACGAGGTTCAGGACCGATCGCAACGATGAGCAGTACATCTACAACAACCAACCCACTCCAGGTATTACCAACTTTGTCGGTGGGTACACTAACAGTGCCGCCGCACAGGTTAACGCTAGGAGCAATGAAGAACTCATGAAGTATGGTTTCCGACCCGAAGATCGTCGCGGTAAACCTAACCGTATGGGTAACGCTGGTCGTATGAATGTTCGTGAGAGCGCCCTCAAGCAGGGTGGTAAGCTTACGGCGGTTCGATCCGATACGACTCGTGTCGATGGCCGTGTCAACCCAGCCAGTGGTGGTTGGACACAAAACTACAAGAATAACGAGTATCATCAGTTCAACGCCTACAAGGGTAATGAAAATCCCAACTCCAGGCGTCTCGATATTGCCAAGACACAGCTCCAGAATAATCCTTTATCCCATAGCCTTTCTCAGTAAATTTCATACTGAAATAGACAAAAACATTCATTAAAATATTGTGCCTGTATTTTAATGAAGGTCCACACCTTGAACATAGATAGCAGCCAACGCCAATCGAATGTGTATCTGCACGCCAATACATACGTCATTCGTTTAGAAAATCCAATTTATAACGTGTCTCA